GGGTTCATATAACATCAAAGGCGAGTTTGTTGGCAAGGGAAGGGGAACGCATGAGAAATTTGTTGGGGATAATCGTATACGCTTTGTTGGTTGCGATCCTGGACTGTCAGGGGATACCTATGCCCTAGTGTGCGGGTACTGTGAAAGGATAAGCCTTGAGAATAAAGTGCTGGCCGAAGCAGCAGCCCGTTTCAAAGTCATGTCCATGCCGGTCATCGATCTCATTATAGAATTTAAACCTATTAAGGATAAGGCCGGTCTCAAGATACCGGTGGATTTCGTGAACGTGCAAAATGTGGTGAGCGTATTAAACATGATATTTCCTGGCATGAGGAAAATTAATTATGACCATTGGCAAAGCGAATTAGCAAAGCAGCAATTAGAATCAGAAGGAGTCCAGGCAGAAGTGAAATTTTTTGGGGCAAAATTACAGTACCAGCTTTATGTTCATCTACGGCGGGTGATCTACAGTGGCCTTTTCCGGTGCATCCAGCATCCAAAACTTAAAACAGAATTACGGCAGCTTTTGGATATTAACCACAATAAGGTTGACCATCCCCCAGGAGGCAGCAAGGACATTGCCGATGCTCTGAGCATGGTAGTCAAGATGATTACCGATACAGACTTTGAGGCTCACGGCTTTGATTTTGGATCATAAACCGCAAAATACAGAGATTTCTTGACCGAGATCGCAAGATATGGTATATTATAAGGGAATGCATGACACACTCCAATACCTTTCGGTATTGCCAGGCGTTGAAAGCCCAGATTACTCCTTGATCTGGGCTTTCTTTATAAAGGTTGACAAATTTGCAACTTAATATTATTTATATAAGAAATAGGTTAATTGAATCTCTCTAGTGCAATTTCATATCAGGAGTTATGAATGATCCAATTATCAGAGTTACAGGCTCTTGGAATTGCCCCTCAAAAATCCCTCCCTATTAAAAACAATATTTCAAAATCAGAAAAGGATCACATTCCAATTGAGATTGGTGGAATGATCCAATGGGTCGATCCCGATAGCATTACCAAAGCCATTGATATTCAGAACAGGGTCTTGGACATAAGGGAGCGCAGCGCAGAATTAACCGACCGCAAAAAAAATGGCATTCAGATTGACGATCTCAAATCGTACATTGTCGATCCTTATGACATGTACGAGTATTCATCTTTCGGACAAATCCGCACAAAGCGATATCTGAATTTTGATGTGCTGCGGATGATGGCCGATACTGAAATTCCAGCAGCGATTATTTCCACCAGGATAGCCCAGGCCGTAAGATTTGCAAAACCCACAAGAGAAGGATTGGATGAGCTTGGTTACAATATCAGGTTAAGGGATCGTGATGCAAAGGCCACCGATCAGGACAAGAAGCGCATGGCCGAGATCGAGCAATTCTTTTATCATACAGGATGGGAACGTGGATATGTAGGATTTCAGGAACGGGACACACTAAAAAAGTTCTTAACAAAGATTATCCGTGACCGGCTTACCTGCGATAAGGTTAATATTGAATTGCAGAGAGTCAGGAAGGGAGACATTCACAGTTTTTATGCCGTGGACTGCTCTACCATTTATCCACTGGTTCCCAGGTATATGAAAGAGCTTTATTTCCAGGGCAAGAATCCCCAGGAAATGCAGCCAGCCGTTTTGCACGATGCGGGTCTACTTGTGAACAAAGACGTAAATCCCGATGACATTGTTTATGTGCAGAGGATTTTCAATCGTGATACTGCGTACTTTCTCAGAAATGAAATGCTGAACATCTGCGAGAATCCCAGGACTGATATCAGGCTTTATGGGTACGGCGTGGCCGAGCTTGAGTTATTGATACGAGCGGTCACGGCCTGGATTAACGGACTGACTTTTTCAACCAGCACATTTTCAGAAGATAAACTGCCAGCCGGTGTTTTGTCGGTTATCGGAAACTGGAACACTACAGAGCTACAGGATTTTAAAGACCAGTTTTACTTAAGCATGTCAAATCCAAAGTACAAGCATAAAATTCCTATCATGCGGACAAAGGATGCCGGTGGTGGTGTCAAGTTTGTTGAGTTCAAAGGAAAAAATGCAACGTCCGAGGAGCAGCATAAATTCTTGACCTTCATGGCTCAGATATGCGGTGCGCTTTTTCGTATTGATGTGGAGGAGCTTGGATTTCAGTCAGTCAGAATCGGTTCCGCTCCATTGTCCCAGGCAAGCCCCCTGGATAAGATCAAGGGGAGTAAGGACAAGGGATTTGAACCTTTGATGGATTTTATTGCAGATATTTTTAATAACAATTTCCTTAATGAAATCGACGGTGGGAAATACGAATTTTCCTGGGTCGGAATAAAGGATGATCGCACTAAGGAAAAACTTGAGATTAGAAAATTGAGATTGGAAACCGGAACGACAGTAAGGCAGGTACTCAAGGAGAACGACGAAGACCTGCCCGAAGGCGAAAACCAGGAATGGTTAGACGCACCGGCAAATCCAATATTGTATCAAGCCTGGCAATCAGAAAAAATGGCTAAAGCCCAAACCGGCGGGGAATTTCAAATGGAAGGCGAAGAAGGCGCACCAGGAGAACCAGCCCCAGGAGAAGAACCTACCGGAGAGGAAGGCACAGTCGAGGGAAACGAAGTTGCACCCACAGAAGAAAGTCCCGAAACTAATACCGGTGGACGCTTTAAGCCAGCCGAAAGTAAGGAGGAGATGGGTAAATCTATTTCCTTTACTGTAAGGCGAGTAAATGAACGGCTTAGAAAAAGCGTACAAAGTTGACTTTAAAGACAATCTAAACGCTACAGAACGACTCTCATTATCCCCTTATATTTTTAAGGCTTTCACAAACTATCTCTCAATTTCAAACGATGATGCTGGTGAGCTGGTAAAAGCGGTCAAGGAAAAAGACTCAAGTAAAATATGGGTACCGCATACTTATAAGCCCCAGGCTATTCTTGAAGACCAATACTATTTATATCTTGCAGAACCACTAACAAAATTTCAAAACGCCGTCCTGGAGAAATTCAATCTTGGTGCCAGGCGTGAAACTTTGATGAAGGCCATGCCAAAATATGAATCAAAGGATGCCGATTTAATAGAACGGCTGATGACAAAGTATTTTCCATCCATTGAAAAAAATAAAGCAATGGCCGAGATGATTGCCGTCCGGTCTCATCTCCTGGGAATGATAAGGGCGGGTGAATCGGCTGCGCTCCCCTTCAAGCTGGTAAATCCCAATAAGCTCCCAAAGACAATTATTGAGGCAATGAAGAAATACCAGGTTAAGCCGAATGTTGCCAGGAGCATGTTATTCTCCAAAGACTTTACGGGTTCGCTTATACAAACGGAGCTTGATAAGGTTCGGGAAGGCACCAAGCGGGTTATCCTGGATGGCTACCGGAACAACATTTCGACCGGCAAAATCAGGCAGAATTTATTCCATGAGCTTGGATCTGATAACCGTGATTGGAGAAGGGTGGCCGTGACCGAGGTTTCATACGGCGATTCAAACGGCTATGTGGATTCCATAGCACAAGGCGAGTGGGTTGTTGGCGATTCGGCACCGGACGCTTGCGAACATTGCCTGGATATGATTCACGGAAAAATCTATCAGAAATCAGATGCCCCCGGTAATTGGGAAACTCAGATATGGGTAGGCAAAACAAACTATGGCCGGTATGCATCACATTTCACAAGGGACACGGCTTCTAAGAAGTGGGTTAAGAGACCCAATTCATTAATATGGATGCCGACCATTCCGCTCCATCCTAATTGCCGTTGCAACTGGACAAGGTTTATTCCTGAATCTCAGTGGATTGATGAAAAGGGATATCCGAGAATGAAAGAAGAAAATTCAAAGAAGTGGGAACAGTGGTATGAATTTTTTAAACGGAGGAAAGCATGACAAAAACGGAAAATACCGTGGAAGAAAAGGATGAGGAAGTTTCAAATATCCTGGACTTTAATAGCTTTAACCCTGGTACTGTAAAAGAGGGAGATCAGATACCAATTGGAAACGGCCAGAGCTTGAGGATCGATAAGGTCACTGAACATAGGGCCGAGGATACCGTTAAGAAATCTCAGAAGGAAATTAATAAAACCACTCTTTCCATAAACGATGTCATCCCCCTGGACTCAAAAGCTTTTTCGGCCAAGATGCGGGAAATGGTTATTGTTGCGCTGGCAACTTACGGTGAGTGGATAGATTATAACCGGCTGGAATCATCTGTGCATAATAATCTCCGTGGACAGTATAGGAAGAAAATTGCCAGGGGAGCCAGGGATGGAATGTTTGCAATTGGATACTGGCAGACCGGAGCGGGGAACAAGCGTAAGATTATTTGCCTGGAAGAAAAAGACCCTCAGATTGATGTTGCTCTCAAGATTTATAAAGAGTCACAGCATAAGAAAATTGATGGGGAAATTTCCAGGGAAATAAATCTGATTGAACGGCGCAAAAAAGAAATTGACGATGCGTATAAAGAGATCAAGAGCCGTCCCGAATCTATGGACATCGAGATAAGGAATTTTGAGACCCTTATTCTCAGGATGATTGATGAGCGGGATCGCCTGGTTAAGCTGTTTATCGAAGCCCAGGAGAAGAAGGAAAAAATCGACATGACCGGTTATGTAGACCGGCTGGAAAAAACCATCGAGAGCCTGGAAGGTACAGATATCAAATCTTCTCCCATTGAAGAAAACAAGAGTGTAATGGGCGATCTGGAAAAAGAGATTGACAAGGTAAATGAAAGTTATAAGGACAAGCCGGAGGGTATGAGAATGCAGACCGGCAAAGCCGTAAAGAAAAAAGGATTTCTCTCAAAACTGTTTTCATGATACAACTTTTTAAACAGACAACCGGCAATCTTGGATTGTCAAAAGGCGTTCCGCTCAAGGGTCGGCCAGGGCTTTCTTTGCAGCAAACTTCACATGGGAGAAAGTGGAAAAAGACAGGCCAGGAGCCGGTTGCCGGTCATGCGCTTTTTACCAAGGCGACGGTTTCAGAGTTAGAAAAAGAAAAAACTCAATTGCAGAATGCTCTTAAGGAATGGAAAGCAAAGGTATACAAGCCAAACCCGAAAGTTATAACAACGGGCGATAAGGATGCATTTCGATTTACCAAGCGGAGCATAACACAACTGAATGAGAAAAGACGCAATGACGCAATTCGCAATATTCAATCTCAAATTACAGATATTGACGAGGCCATTGTAAGGGTAGGGAAAAAGGAACAAGAAGAAAAGAGCGAAGCCACATATCAAAAGGTCGTCAAGGAAAGAAAGCAAACCGAGGCCGAGAAAGCAGCCGGAATAGAATCTAAGATGAAAGAATTTAATCCCCTTGATGTTTTATTGGGAAAGGCACTTTTGTTAAAAGCGCAGCCGATAAAAGGTCGCCCTGGCCTGGCATTGCAGCAGACCGGCAAAGGCAGACGTTGGAAACGCACCGGAGAGAAATCGAAGTCAGAAGGTATTTATTTTACTTTGAAGGGCAGTAAGTTTCATGCGTTTGAAAGTAGCATTGGATGGAATCTTCATGAGGATGAATCCCCTGTAAAGATGAATATTAAAAGCTATAACTCTTTAAAAGAGCTTCAAGCAGATGTGAAAAAAATAGCCGAGCTAAACAAAAAATATTCTTCTGCAAAATACAAGGCTGGCAGCAGGGTCATAGCCAAGGTCGGAAAAGGTACAGAATCC